AAAAAGCTGCTTGATTGCGGATGAGATGGGTTTGGGTAAAACAATTCAGGCAATTGGCACAATAAACGCCACAAATCCAAATACGGTCTTAGTGGTTTGCCCAGCGTCTTTAAAGCTCAACTGGAAGAACGAAATGGTCAAATGGCTTGTATCTGAGCGAACGATCAATGTAGTTAACGGTGGTGGCGAGCACATACCGAATGATCCTGACGTGGTTATTATTAATTATGATGTCCTCACAAAACACGCCAAAGCGCTTCAGTCTAGGACGTGGGGCATGGTAATCATGGACGAAGTGCATAAGATTAAAAATCCTAAAGCCAAGCGAACGGTTGTGGCTGTCAGCATCAAGGCCAAGCGCAAATTAGCGCTTACAGGCACCCCGATAACCAATAGGCCAATTGAGTTACAGCCGATAGCGGGTTACTTGGACCATGATTCTTTCGGCAATTTCTTTAATTTTGCAAGAAAGTATGCTGGCGCCTATAAAAGCCGATTCGGCTGGGATTTTAGTGGCTCTTCAAACCTAGACGAGCTGCAAAGAAGGTTGCGCCAGTCTTTTATGATTAGAAGAAAAAAAGACGAAGTGCTTAAAGAGCTGCCATCAAAAGTGCGTCAGGTAATAGTTTTGCCCAGCAAGGCATACAGCGGGGAGCTTACCAAAGAGTTTGATGCTTTGGCTGACGCGGTATCAGACACTACCTACGACGACGTTTCCTTTGAGCAAATGTCTGGTGTTCGCCACGAAATGGCGTTGGCGAAGGTTGACGACGTGGTTGAGCACCTGAAAGAAATTGACCATCAGGTTGTTGTGATGGCCCACCATAAAGATGTCGTTGAGGGTATCAAGCTTGGTTTGGAAGCGGTTGGCAAAACCGTGGTTACGCTGACCGGCGACTGCAATCAAGCGCACAGACAGAATGCTGTAGATACATTTCAGGCTTCCAAAGCAGATGTCTTTATCGGCACGATCGGTGCAGCTGGGGTTGGAATAACGCTGACAGCGGCAAGCCATGTGGTTTTTGCAGAGCTTTCGTGGGTTCCTGGTGACGTTTCACAGGCTGAAGATCGTTGCCACAGGATTGGGCAGCAGGATTCGGTCCTAGTGCAGCATCTGGTTGTCGATGGATCTCTGGATGCCCGAATGGCTGAGGTCTTGGTGAAGAAACAGAAAATTCTGGATCGAGCGCTTGATGACGTTCAGGTTCTGCCCGCTATTTCTATCAACGATCTGGCGCTTGGCATCAAAGCTAATTATCGGTAGAATGCAAAACTATATTTAATTTAGCTGGGTGCTCCGTTTATCCTCCGGTCAGGAACCCCTAAAACTGACACTTAGCTTATGCTTGGGGCCGAAAGGCCCCTTTTTTATGGCTGACACTTTCCAAAACGGTGCTATACTCGGCCGGTCTAGGATAATTTTTGATTCTATCGACCGACCTAGCGGACATTCGCCAAGACGATAGATGAGTTTCCGAGGAGGAAATTATGGCTAATTCAACTTTTAATGGGCCAGTCCGGTCCGAAAACGGCTTCAAAACTGTTGATGTAACCGCTGGAACTGGCGCTGTCACTGACGGTCTAGTAATTAATGCAGACGGTAATATTTTTACCGATGCTGGTGGGCATACGCAATATGTTGCAGCAACAGGTTATGGACCCGCAGACTTTATCGTAGGTAAGGGCGGTAGCCAGTACGGCACTGTCGATCCTTTCACTTCAGGACTTACAGAGTTATTTCCTTTAGGCAGCAGATTGCTTTACGGTAATACCGTTTATGCTTATGGTCGATTGGCTGCAACTGCTGTTACGGCAGGTAAATGCGTAACTCACGCAGCTTCAATCGCACATCACTTTGATCTAACGCCAACCGCAGGTGTCGCTGCCGGTGAGACTGCAATATCAGTTGAAACCGCAGGCACTGACATAACGCTAAATCAATACGCAAATGGATATTTGTATGTTAATGATGCAGCGGGTGAAGGGCAGATGCTTAGAATCAAATCTAACCCCGCCCACGATCATTCAGCAGACCCATCTATCGTAATTACTTGCTACGATGATCTAGCCACGGCTATCACCACATCTTCAAGAATTACACTCATTCCTGATCCAAGAAGCGGTCAAATTGTTCAAGCAGCTACAACTACAGGTGCTACATTGGGTGTAACAGTAGTCGATATGGCTGCCAGTGCTTACGGTTGGTTCTCAGTTTCAGGCCCAGCGACAGTATTGACTTCAGGCACACTGGTTGTCGGCAACCATGCAGTACCGTTAGGTGCCGCAGGTGCAGTTGGACCAGCCGCTGGAGATGTTATTCAGGTCATTGGTACAGTAATGATCGTTAACGTAACGACTGATTACTCACTGATTAACCTCACTGGTATTATCTAGGAGTCAATTATGGGAACTCGACTCACAGGCTCTGACGTAAAGGCGGTCAATTTGACCGCCGATACGGTAGCTTTAGATGCAGATGGAATATCGGTAGCAGCATCCGTTGGAAATAACGCAGCACTGGTTATCGGCGGTGCTTTGGCTTCCGGCGGTGCTGTTGCACTCTCGCACGGAAGGATCGTTACTATTCTTTCAGCGGGTAATGATGCTGCTAAGTCTTTTACTGTAACGGGTACGGATGTCAACGGTGACGCTCAAACTGAGTCGATCACGGGTGCTAATGCAGGAACCGCTACTGGTGCTAAGTATTTCTTAAGCATCTCTGGTATCTCAGCGGTGGGCAATCCGGCCGGCAACGTCTCTGCTGGCGTCAATGCCTCAGCGGCAGATGCTATCTTCCAAGGAAGAGCTAGATTTGCGGGTATTAATCTTGTCTGCACCGGCACTGCTGGCGTGTTGGATTTTCTGACGACCAGCCCGACCGGCACTAGTATTTATAAAGTTGGCACAGTGGCGTCAGCAACAGCCACTAGGGATTTGTCAATTCCTGATGAGGGAATGGTATTTTCAGACGGAATATACGTTCAATACACGGTTTCGACCTTCAACACGCTGACGGTTTTCAGGTCATAAGATGAAGAAAGACCCGCGATTGGAGAGAGTCGGCGTGTCTGGATTCAACAAGCCGAAAAGGACGCCTAGCCATCCGACCAGCAGCCACGTTGTCGTGGCCAAGGAAGGCGATCGCATAAAAACCATACGCTTTGGCCAGCAGGGCGTGACAACGGCGGGCGCTCCCAGAAAAGGAGAGAGCGCACGCCAAACTGCTCGGCGGGCGAGTTTTAGGGCGCGACACGCCAAAAATATTGCCAAGGGCAGGATGTCGGGCGCCTGGTGGTCTAATCAAGTAAAATGGAGCTGATCTAATGGCAGTCTCAGGATCAAAAGATTTCGAGCTTGACGTAGCGGACTACGTTGAAGAGGCTTTTGAGCGCTGCGGTTTAGAGCTCCGAACTGGCTACGATTTAAAATCGGCAACCAGAAGTCTTAATTTGATGCTGGCTGAGTGGGCCAATCGAGGTCTAAACCAATGGACGGTCACTGAAAAAACAGTGGCCATGGTGAAAGACACTGGCACCTACAACATTGACAGCACAAATGCGACAGCGCCGATCGATGTGCTAGACGTGTTTGTCCGCGAAACACTCGGTGGCACAGACACTGATATGCCGCTCAATCGAATGAGCCGCGCTGAGTTTACGCATTTGGCGACGAAATCAACCACTGGAAAGCCAAACCAAGTATTTATCAACAAACAACTTACGCCCACGATCACGGTCTGGCCGGTGCCCGACAAGTCCAGCACCTATACCGTGCATATGAATGTTCTGACCAGGATGGATGACGCAGATGTAGGCGCCAACACAATGGACATTCCCTTCCGGTTTTATCCGTGTCTGGCCGCTGGTTTGGCGTATTACATGAGTTTAAAAAAGGCGCCCGAGCGAACCGGCATGCTTAAACAGATGTACGAGGAAGAATTTGAGCGCGCCAAGTCACAAGATGAAGACCGCACAAGCTTTAGGATTGCTCCTAGCTTACGCGGATATAATTCCGCATAAAAAATGGCATACGCAAGCGGCAAAGAGGCTTACGGGATCTGTGACATCACTGGATTCCGATACAATCTTAGAGAGATGAAAATGACTTGGGACGGCCTTTTGGTCGGCCCAGATCAATGGTCACCTAAGCACCCGCAGATTGATCGAAAATCTTTCCCCGCAGATCCGCAATCCTTAAAAAATCCGCGCCCAGACACGAGCGACGACAATAATAAGTTTTTGGTTTATACAAATGTGGGCGATGGTATACTCGGCTCGGTGCTGGACACCTTTGAGGTTTCATGTAGCGTTGGCGAGGTCACGATAGAAACATGAGTTTTACACTAGCGACATTAAAAACAGCCGTTCAAGACTTCATGGAGTCTACCGAGACGACATTCACTGCGCAGCTCAACACCCTGATCAAAGAATCGGAAAACCGGATATTTGATCATGTTCAGCTGCCCGTGCAGAGAAAGAATGTGCAGGGCGCAACAACTGCGTCAAACCGTTTCTTGGCCACGCCGACTGACTTCTACGCGCCGTTTTCAGCTGCAATCATTACGGGCAACAGATATTACTACCTCGATTTCAAGCATCCCAGCTTTATCAAAGAATTTAGTCCCACAACGACCGTTGAGGGCCGACCGAAATATTACAGTTTGCTCGATGACACAGCTTTCGAGCTCAGCCCTATACCGGACCAAGCCTACACGGTTGAGATTCACTATCTGTATAAGCCGGCGAGCTTAACTTCCGGCGCGGATTCCGGCACAACGGTGTTATCTACCGATTACCCTGATGCCCTGCTGTATGGAACTTTAGTCGAAGCGGCCATTTTCTTGAAAGAAGCTCCAGACGTTATTGGCACCTTTGAGGCTCGATTCAAAGAAGCGCTGGCTAGAATGAAGAATACCTCTGAGGGTCGGAAGCAACGTGACGAATATAGGTACGATTCGCTTCGTCAAGGCGTTTCTTAGTGGAACGGCTTGACGAGCTTGAGGGCGCACACGTTGCCCTGCTTGGCTTGGGCATATCTCAGATTGATTACGTCATTGCGAGAGAAAATTCCGTCAATTGGGACGAGACGTGGGGATGTGGCAGTTCAGCCGCTGTTTTTGATTTAGACCGGCTCTTTATGATGGACCCCGCCAGCCGATTCTTCGACACGAACGACGCTGGCAAGCAAACGGACGTCATGCGTGAAATCCTTCCGGTTTTGGAAATCCCTATTTATTCTTGCGAATTAGACGATCGGGTGCCTTGGATTGTTGAGTATCCTCTGCAAGAGGTGGTCGAAGCCACGAAATGTGCTTACATGAACACGACGGTGGCTTATGCCGTGGCTTTT